GATAACCAATGTAATTAAATCTGGTACTCGATGGGGGAATCGAACCCCTCCTTCCTGCCGTGAAAGGGCAGTGTCCTAACCGATAGACGAATCGAGCATTGTGGTGGTTTTTAGAGAACCACCAAACTCTTGGCTGACCTTTGGTCATTTAATGTTTCCTGCTCAGCGTTTTGCATTTCTGCGTGCCTTGCGTTTTGAAACAACCGAGTGGGAGAATGTAAGCGAGTTGCAACATTCAGACCACTTTGCCCTATGCTTTGTTTCGCAACAAAGACCTAGAAGGGACTTTTGAATTCCTAACCAACTAAGACATAATTATACAGTAAACATCATTATAAGTCAACATCTCATTTCAATAACCCTCAACATTGTAAGGTTATCTGGAGTAGGTGACAGGAATCGAACCTGCTTCCATGGGTTTGCAATCCAGTGCCTGTCCAACTGGCTCCACCTACATAATTACCATGCCCAAGAAACAAAAGAATATCTCGTTCCTTGAGTCACTTTATTAATCCTATGCGGATATAAGAACACAGAAGGAAAAACTATAATGTCTCCAGCACCGAGTTTAATCTCGTAGTCATCGAACATTACAAACTCTCCACCAACATATTCATCATTCAGTACACCAACAACAGATAGTATTGGTATACCTTTATCTTCATTCCCTTTGAACAAAGCATGGATATGGTCACAGTGTTCAATCATCTGCTTTCCGTCTCTGTACCTATGATATGTAATGCCACTAAATTTCTGCAACTCGTTAAAGTAATTAGAATTTAATTTCTTAACATAGTCATGAAGTACTGCACCAACTGCTTGAGCAATAAAATGTCCAGTAACAATTTGTTCTGAATAGATATCGCAATCATCAACAGTTTCTGTATACGTATTTGTCTTACTCTCATAAAACAAATGCTGTTCCCAGTCACGACTTTCTAGGTCTTGCACAGATGCTTTACATGCATCTTCTGGTAACACCTTATCATAAATCAATATAAAATCTTTTAACTCTTTCATATCATCCTTTATTCTGGCACGGCTAGCAGGAATCGAACCCACATTCGTAGGGTAGAAGCCTACTGTATTATCCATTATACTATAGCCGTAATTGGTGCGGATACCGAGACTCGAACTCGGAGAACTCAGATTTTAAGTCTGATATGTATACCAATTCCATCATATCCGCAGAACCTCTATTATACATCAAACAATCTTGCAAGTCAACATCTTGGTACCCAGAGTGAGATTCGAACTCACAGAATTTCTCCTTTTGAGAGAGATGACTTTTCCAATTTGTCCATCTGGGCATTGGTGGGCTGACTGTGAATTGAACACAGACTCAATGAATTATGAGTTCACTGCTTTACCATTAAGCTATCAGCCCAATACTGGCAGAGAGTGTGGGAGTCGAACCCACTCGCCCATTTCTGAACGTCGGATTAGCAATCCGATGCCTTACCATCCAGCCCACTCTCTAAATTCTGGTGCGTCCTGAGAGAATCGAACTCCCACTCTATCGTTCGTAGCGATATGTAATCTCCATTTTACTAAAGACGCAAAACTTGGTACCTCGTGACAGATTCGAACTGCCGACCTTCTCCGTGTAAAAGAGACATTCTACCACTGAAATAACGAGGCACATAATATGGCGGAAGACAGAGGAGTCGAACCCCATCCGATTTCTCAGAACCCAGTTTTCAAGGCTGGTCGCAGGACCAACCCCGCTGCATTATCTTCCATAACTTTGGTTGCCAATAGTGGTAACGATCCACTCACCTATCGCTTATCAAGCGATTGCTCTACCTCTGAGCTAATTGGCAATAATCTTGGTGCTGCCTAGTAGAATCGAACTACTTTCCGAGGATCTTCAATCCCCTGCTATGACCACATCAGCTAAAGCAGCAAGTATTCTTTGGGGTGACTACTGGGAATTGAACCCAGATAAGCGGAATCACAATCCACGACTTTACCATTAAGTTATAGTCACACCAAAGAACACTGGTAGGAGCACAGAGAATTGAACTCTGATTTGCTGGTTAAAAGCCAGCTACTTTACCATTAAGTTATACTCCCATAGAAAAACACACTAAACGAGGCGACCTCGTGTACACAAGTTCCTGCTTATCTTCAATGTGTTTATCTATGGCAGAGGGTACTGGGATCGAACCAGTGATGACAGAGTCAAAGTCTGTAGTGTTACCGCTACACTAACCCCCAACAGAATCCCGAATTGTAAAAGAACAATATTTCTAGCACGATGGCTATAAAACAAAAAACCCTCTGGACTTTCATCTCAGAGGGCTTTGGGAAACAGACTTGTTATCTAGTCTACTTTCCAAAACCCCCACTATCAATCTCAAACGCATTATATCCAACTGGTGTGCGTGAGCATGTCCAGCCACTTAATAGCGGGAGATGTTTCTGCGAGGATATATTTCTTAAGTTCATGATTGAATTCTACTACACCTTTGGTTATTTGTCAAACACTATCTGAAATGACCTTACAACTTGTAGGGTTTCTTTCAGACAGTAATCTATTTAGTCACTATCTTAGTTCATTATTGAATTAAAGTCAAGTATTTTATACTTTTTCAACTCTTATTTTACATTTCTCTAGAAAATCAATACCAAGTTCATCTCGATATGATTGTCTAAAGTAAACATGTTCTATTCCTGCACCATGAATTAACTTAGCGCAATGAATACAAGGAGCATGAGTACAGAATAAACTGGAGCCATAGCCTGATTCACCATCACGAGCCAATTTGATAATTGCATTTGCTTCAGCATGGATAACCTCATCTTTCGTAACTGTTGTAACTGTATCATCTGAATGTTGCACGATGTTCTCACATTCGTTTGTCCAACCAGATGGCATTCCATTATATCCAATTGAGATGATACGATTATCTTTTACGACAACCGCACCGACCTGCAATCTAACTGCACTGGACAGCTGAGCAAAACGCTCGGCTGTATCCATAAATGCATCAATCCACTTCTGTTTCATCGTAGTGTATATTGGTTAATAACTGCTCCAGGTTTCTTTAGTGCAGCTTCTCTCCGTTGTTTGTACTCTTCATTGTCAACATCAAGTGGTGCTGCTGAGATAGATCGTGTAGCTGGTTGTTCATCTTCCAACTCTTTGAATTTGTCTTCACGATTTTTATTCTTACCTGCTGGCATGGTCAATCGTTTGGCATCTTCTGTTGCAATCTTAAACTGCACGTATGCACGATACACATCACCTTCTTTGAACACAGCGATGTTCTCTCGTTTGAACATACCAATGGCTTGTTTTACACGAACCTTTGATACACGATCAATCTCTCGTTCAACAGCTGAACCTGATCCAGCAGTTTCAATTGTAGACTCACGAGTAACAGAATCAATATCTGTCTTCAGTCTTGCAGCAAGTTGAGTTTTAGCACTGAGTGTTGCTTTGTCGATGGCAAACTGCATATCTTTCGATACATCAGTCGCAGTGACCACGATAAACTTCGTGTCATCTGGATCTTTTGCAAGATACCATTGAGGAATGTTATCGAGTTTATTGGCAGGAATCTCAACTGTTTTGTTGGGCTCTGCCTTAAAGGTTGAACATCCAGATAAGGCTACCATAGATGCCACTACACAAATCATAATATATTTCATTTCAAGTTCTCCGTTTAATAACAAAATTGTGGTAAACCACTCGCCTAGCATTAATAGGCACTGACGAAATCTGTCGATAAATCTCATCTCTCGTCATACTACTACCAAAAGTAATCTTAACTTTGGTGAAGACTGCCATCAGGGTATCTTTACTTTCGGGAGCATTGGACATTATGTCTGCTTGCCACCAGATACCATCAGGTAAAGTCAACTTACCATGTAAGAGATTACTCTTAATACCATCATAGGGATACATCATATGCATCTTGTCGTCGTATACACTAAACAAGTAAACATACATTGGCTCTCTAGTGATTACATCGAATGGATATTTCTGTCCGTTGTATGCATAGTAACTGGCATTCTCAATGTCTCCTGCCAGTGGTCTGCTTGGATCAAGTTCAACCTTAACCTCAACGACACAAATATCTTTCTTCTGTTTTACCTTCTGACTTAGTACTTTCTTTAAAGTACCAGCAGATTCAATCTCAGTCTTCTTAACATAGTCGCACTCAATGCCTTCTGCATTTCTTTCTCTGCAAATATGTTGCTTCTTTACTTCAAACTCTTTCTCAGCGTAGCGTTCAATGGCATCATTGACAGCAAGTGCTTTTGCTATGTTACAGTCTTCTGATTCGCCAGTTCCAAATGAAACATCTGCGTAAGCATTGGCACAAACCAACATCCATAATATAGCAAACTTCTTCACTTTATGCCTTTGAATCCTCGATGATCTTATCTAATGCTGCACCTGCATCCCAGTATTCTTGTGCAAGTCCTCGCCATTTAACAACTTCAACTTCATCACCTTCCCAGCGACTCCAAGTCTTACCATCCCAGTTACAATACTGTGGATGTTCATACTGTGCAGTTGTTACTTCAAAGCGACCAACATATGCAGGATTCGTTGCTACACCGAACCAATCAGTTCGTTCCAATTCATTTAGTTCTTCTTCAACTTGTTCTTCTTCGTATCGTTCTAGATCTTCAAGAGCATTGGTAAAGTCAAGAATGTCTTCAGGTAAGTCTTCAATTGAAGCACGATCTGTCCAGTCCAGTTCAAAGTCTTCGTTAAAACCATCTTCGAATCTGCCTGCAAATCCCATTCCAGGTTCATGATACATTGCACGAACAGACCATCCACCTTCTGTCTCTAAGAATTCATACAGTGCAATTGGAGGAGACCATGCTGAGTCAAAATGCATAACAATGGTGTTGTCGTCTTCTCGTTCCCAATCCATCATGGAAACATCCCATTTACAACCCCAGTTTTCACAAGACCAACCATAGTCCCACTCACCAGCAGGGTTTGGACGCAAATAGTTAAATGGCTGAGCATCTTCTTTAAGCAGTTCTTGCTCAAGACCATCAATCACTTCTTTATTATCGTGGTGCAATGTTGCACTGTTATAACACCAATTAGGCATAGTTCACTCCATTCATAATGTTTCGGTTAATCTATTATACTACATTCAATGTTGCATGTCAAGCATTATTTTGTTGCAGTCTTTTCTTTCCACTGAGCAATTGCAGGAATGATACCTGCATCTGATACAAGTTTCCATGTAATCTTTGGATACATCTTCTGCAACTTCTGGTCTTTAACTGCAATCAGAATTGCAGCCTCAGTAGGATGGATACCTTCCAACAGACCAATAAACAATCCTTCTCGTTTAATTGGCTTCAAGTCTTGACGCATGAACACATACATTTTCTTTGCTTCAAGAAATAGGTTTGTATCACACATTCCAACTGGTTGATCAGCAGGTTTGAATGGTGGCTCACCTTCAGGTAATAGCATCTTGTGCGAAGGCAAGAAGTTATGAGCAAACAATACCTTTAGTAGAAATTCATTCTTGTGCTTCTCAATTGTCTTTGGATCATCGTTGATCTCTTTAAGCATTTCGGTCACATATTGTTTCATTAAAAATCCTCTAGTTCGTCTAATAGTAAACGGCAACGATGCTCAATCAAATAATTCATGATAGTCATCTTATCACCACTCGGTTGTGTATTTATGTATGCTTTGATAATGTCCTCAGAAACATCTGGTGGTATATGATCGAAGTCCACAAGAGTAGAGTTACGATGCCAGTTGCGTCGTTCCTCATCATTCTTACATGCAAGGAATCCATTATCAAAAAACTCTTGAAGTCTTTTAGCACTCATTGGCTTTTGTCGCTCACCTTTCATGAATACATCATCTTTACTCAGGATGTTTGGCACTCCATCACCAGTGTCACCCTTAACAATATGCTCAATCTTATGCTCAACAATTTCTTTATGAGAAGCAGTAATGTATTTCTTCTGCATCGGA